CAGTTATGTATGTTGCTGGCATGACTTGCCTTTCTAGTTGGTTGTGACCATCTCGATGTTGAGTTGGCTGATAAGCATGTCGGCATTTCCGATCTGCTGGACTGTGGGTTGTGACCATCCACCCAAAAACGAAATGTTATTGGCTAGTAGATCAGTGACGCTAAAAATTAAAGTTTCCAAGTTGGCTAAGGCTGCTCGGTTGTCAGCTGCATTAACAATTACTGTAATGTCAAAGCGCACATTACAACGAGCGCCACCAATGGCACTTACTGTGATGTAAGGCGATCCCGGCACAAGCACAATGGCAGGTGGCGTGATGTTCTCATTTGGGTATGAGTAAACAACCCGTCCAGCAGCTGCAAGAGTTGCGGCAAGGTTAGCCCGGTATGTTGCTAGGTCAGCCATTACCCGACCATTCCTCTAGTGTCCATCCACTTGCCAAGTAATCCAGATACCCGGGTGAATAATGATCTGCCTAAACGGTATGGTGCTGGACTTTGGAAGTCCACACCCTGCTGGCCAAGTGTGCCAGTACGAGTGATCCAAATGTCGCTGGCAATTGCAAGCGCAGCCTGACGACATTCTGGGATTGTGTCAAAGTCAATGTATTGCGCGGCTCTTACTGTTCCGTAAGGAATAACACCATGTTTTGGGTAATCCGACCCAGTGCCAGTAAATGACATTGTGTATTCGGTAACTTTTGTGATGGTTTTAGTTCCATCAAAGTTTGCGCCACTGTTAGAAATTACTACTGATTGGCCTACATAAACATCATGTGGTCGATCTGTTGTAATTGTGTTGACCAAGTTTGTACGCTCATGAGCTACTACTGCCCATTGGTTTTTGGTTAATAATGACAGGACTATGTTTTCAGCTGCATCGGCTACTTCCTGCACGATTGCATCAGCATAGATGTCACCAATACCAAGTACGGCTTTTAGCTCGCTTAGTGTAATTAGTGCCATCTTAAATCCTTATCTATGGGTGAGTGTGTGGGGGACACAGGGCCGCATCCCCCACACTTCTAACTAACGCTGACTTAGGTCAGGTTAAAGCGACGTACTCCACCAGCGGTCAAAACGCCAACGGCTAGGTAGCCGTAAAGTGCTGTTTCGATTTCGCCAGTTGTGACTACGTTTGTTGACATACGCAAGATCGGTGATTCGTAGATTGCAACTGCAGATGGGGTGACAATGAATGCCGACTCATCGATAGTTGTTGCAACTGCGTTCGGATCAACGTATAGGTCAAGTCCAAGCACGTTACCGCGTAGGGACTGTGGGCCTGCAACTCCACCGTTGTTCTGTGGGTTGTAAGCGTTGTAGATTGGGCGACCGGTTGTGTCGGTTGCGCCCATCAATAGTGACCACTGTGAAGTGCCTGCGATGTATGCGCTTGGTAGTTCGCCAGTTGCTAGGTAAGCAGCTGGGGCTTCTGTGGAAACGTAGGAAATGATACCAGCGGATGATGCTGCAACTGCTGTGGCTTGTGTTCCACCTGCAGTTAGAGCTGCAATTACTGCTGCATCTGTTGCCTTGTTGTAAGCGCGGGTCATGTTGTCAACCATTGCTTGGAAAAAGTCTGGAGATGAACGTTCTAGTAGTTCTACCGAGTAACGTTGCATTCCTGCAAACTTGTTTACGTCTAGGTTGACGTATGAGGACACAATTCCAGTTTCTGACGGGCCAGCACCTTCGTTGGTGTCAGCTACAGTGCCACTGGTTGTGATTTTTGGATGGCTGATAACCATGCCTGATGCAGTGATGGCGCGTGAGCCGATTGCATCGATGGCTGGTCGTGAGCCGATGGATGTGTCAATAACGCTGTTTACATACTGCACTGGGGTGAACGCTGGGTTCGTGCTGAATGAATCGTCAGCTGCCATTACGTACTGGGCTGAATCGTGATTTCCCAATTTAGCCTTGACGCTGTGTTCCAAGTACGAGGCTTGGCTGTTGATTGGGCTACGAGGCTTAACGTAGGCCACTGGTGCGGCGGCGTGAACAACCGCGGCTGCGGTCACTTCATCTGCCACTGGTGCGGTTGTTTCTTCCACTGTGATCTCCTGTGGTTGTTCCTCTGCAGGGGTTTCTGCTTCGGTGGTTTCTGGGGTTTCCTCTGTAGCTGCTACATCAGAAATTTGAGCATCCTTAAATGCTGGATTAGTTACATGGGCTACGGCTTCTAGATTGGCGGATGAAATAACCATCACACCTTTTTCTACTGTGTATTCATTCACTTTGGCTTCAATGCTAAAGGCTGGACGTAATCCCTCTGATGCTTCTACGAGAGCATCATTGCCAGCGCCAGTAGGTGCGATCTTAAAGGCCATTGAGATGCCAGCCGGGCTGACTTCCTCTGAACCTGCAATGCCACGACCTAATGGGCGTGTGCGGTCATGTTCCATGTTCAAAACAATTTGGCTTGGATCAATGTCACCGAAAGCACCAAACTCAAAACGTACAGGGCCAGCGGATGTGTTACCGACCTTTGAGAATGGGACTACAAGGCCCTTGATTGTGCGAGTTTCTACATTGGCGGCCAATACTTGACCCTCGAAACTAAGTTGCATTTGGATTTCCTCTCGGTGCTAAGTCCATTTCCTCACGCGCTTCATCAACATTGATTAAGCCGTATTCGAGCATCTTGCCTAGGACTTCGATCTGCTCTAGTGGGTTGCCGCGTAAGTAATCGTCAAGATCAAACCTGACTTCTTGCCCGCGTGGCGTGACATCATTCATCGTAAGTCTTTCCTCAATGCAGCTCATGAATGGGCGCAATGAGAAGTCAACAAGGCTTCGGCGCTCTTGGCTTACGTTTGAGTAAGTGGCGCTGGCTGATTCTGCGTTGATGTACCACGCAGGGATGTTGCACATACGAGCAATTTCAGCTGCAGTGTTTAGGCGTGATTCGGTAAGTTGCATCTGCCCGGCATCGTAGCCAAAAGTGGTTACATCCAAAGGCCCTGACAAGTAAGCGGTTGAGCGAGTAGCCCGGGCTTGCTTCCATTGTGCCAATAGGCTGGATACTTGCTCTGGTGGTAAGTCAACGCCAGAATTTTTAATAACCATTGTTGGATTTGGCTCACTGGCCATTCTCTGGACGGCTTCCTCTAACTTCAAAGCTGTAGAGATAGTGCGGCCACCGCGATTAAGGATTCCTTCGTCAATACCGCTAAACATAATTAGTGAGCCAACACCCGTAGTAGGTAGTAAGCCACCCTCGATGTAGAAACCGTTAACGATCTCTTGCGTGTTTAGGTCAGTTGTAAAAGTTACGCGGGTTGGATCAATACGGCGAGCCTGTGTTGGACGGCCATCCTCGGCGCTAATTTCAAGCACTTGCCAAAATGAACGACCATGAAATAACAAGTCCTCAACTGTCCAAGCCATTGTTATTGCCATTGGCAATGCTGGATCAGGTTGTCTAAGGATGCTACGACCCTCAACTTTTGCTTTAGTTATCTCGTTGTAAGAGTAAAGGCCAAGTGTGCTGATAGTGCCAGCAATAATGTTACGAGCGCGGGCCACAGCTGGTACTTGCATCGCGCTTGAACGATCAACGCGGAAAGTGTTAAAAGGCGTGAAGTAAGCATCCTGATAGAAAGGGATTGCTATGCCGGCACGAGCTTGAATGTCTGTTTTCTGTTCTGGAGTACCCAATAAGAAATCAATAAAACCCATACTGCATTATCTCATAAATGTGTGACATTCAAGCATCTAGTGCGCGTGTCGGGAAGTGTGTGGGTTAGTGATAGGAGTGACTAACCCACACACAAGGTACTGCCAAGTAGACCTTAAGCACTAATGATAGTCACAGTCTGTTGTGGCGCACAAGCATGACCCGCCGCCATGACCAACGCGACTGCAGCTGTGATCGGGACTTGTGCTGCTCTACGAGCAATACGCCATCCACCATCACTTGCTGGCCGTCTAGCACATGAAACTAAATGACTGTGTAATGTCGGTTGTCCGGGATGAATGAATTTGCCAGATTGCATTGCATTAAGTGTTTGATCGCAACTAATAGCAAAGCCAGCCGATGCCCAAGGTGTTGGCTCGGTTGCAATTCCAGCCTGTGCAAGTCTTGGTGCAATGTATCCTGCAGTATTTGGATCATAAGCAAATTTTCTAGGCCTGTATCTACGAGCTAGGGTAGCCAGTTCGCCAGTTAGTTCAAGGTCATTTATCCCGCCATCACGTTGCCATTCATGTAGGAATACAGCCATGCCCTCTGGGCGCTCTTGAATAGTGACTAGGCAGGCAATCTCTCTATTGAAATTAAGGTCAATAGCCATCCATGTAGGTAGTTCATCCTCTAGGGCTATTTCCCTTTCGCCTGCATTCCACATGTCCATTGGCCAAGGTGAATCAATGGCATCTACCCACATACAAAGTGTTTCAGTTTTGAAAGCGTCTTTTGTGTCAAAGATTGATGCATCCCTAATGTTTTCTTTTGTAATTGTGTAGCCCATTGCAGGATTGGCCATTGCCCAAGCCTTTTCATCATTTACATCTGATCCGGGCGGTGCGCTGTATTCGTAGTAACCCATACGGCTAGATTCAAAGGTTAAGGCCCTACGCCTTTGTTCATTTAAGACATTGCTATTTAGATCGCCAGCATTTGAAGTCCAAAAGACTTGAGCATTTGGCCTTGCTCGGGTAATCGGGGTTACAGCTGCCCAAGTGGCTTCATCAATTTCTCTTAATTCATCTACATAAAGTAGATCGGCTGTCGAACCGCGCGGGCCTTCGCTGGTTGCAGCTCTAATCGCGTACTTTCTCAATCTCTCGCATTTAGTGCTACATGACTTGGGGTAGTGGTGGCAGTAAACCTCTATCTCCTCTTGGCCGTTAGTCCGGGACACACGCTTAATACGCTTACGCATCCAATCAAGGCTTTCGGCCATGTCTACGGTTTGTTTGAAAGTATCTAGTGATAGTTGCCTTGTTTGTGACATGGCAATAATGGATTTCTCTCCAAAGATGTATAAGCCAGCCAGCATCCTCATCCGCATCATGTGAGTCTTGCCATTCTGGCGAGCCACTAACACACCTACTTGAGATCTAGCCCATGTGCCATCTGGATTTATTTTTAAGGCATCATCTAATACATGTGATTGCCAAGGCAGTAATGGGACACCTAACTCATCCGCTAGCTGGCTTACCAGCGGGCCTGCGGTTGGCAACTTTAGTGGCGGGCTTTGGATTCTTGGTTTTGACAAGCCGTAGGAAATCTCCGACATAGGCTGTTCCATCATTTTCCTCTTGTTTACTGGCAGTACGAGTTTCTACGGTTAAGTGGAGTTGTTGCAAC